GCAGTTCTGCACGCTTAACGCCCGTAAGAACGGCACCGAAGTGTTCAGGGTAAATTTTCAGGTGATGCGTATTCTGTTCTTTGGTGAATGTCATGGGTTAGTCCTCAATCCGGGTGATGATGCCAGCGGCTACCAGTTCTGCGGTGTTGGCATCCTGGCGAAGTTGGGCGGCGAATCTCTCTGCCTCTACAGTTGTTCCATTCCATCTGCCATCTCGGCTAGCAATCCATTGGTCGATACCGCTTGCACGCACTTCAGCCAGGAAGGCGTCGGTGGCCGGGGTTTCTGGCAGCGTCATCGCATTTTGACGAGCGCTTTTTAGTGCCATGTTTTCATCAGCTAACGCCACGTATTTTTCATACGCCGACTTAACCACTTCGTCAGCCTGTTTCAGTGCCGCCATGGCAGTATCGTTATCCGCAGCCAGCGCCGCGCATCTGGCTTCCATCGCGTTGGTTGCAGCCTGCCATACTTCCCACTTATTTTGAGTTGCCATGAATTTATATGAGTCGCCAGACCTTTCCACCACGAACGGGAACTTCCATTCGTCAGAGGCCCACGCTTCAAATTGCTCTCTGCTGCTCATGCTGATGCCTCCGCGATAGTGAAAGTCATGCTTTCCAGTTTCTTCTTCTGCTTCTCGATGGATTTAATCTTCGATTGCCGGCGGCGCTCACAATCAGCCAGGGCTTCTGCTTCTGTCAGCCAGAATTCCTTGCCATGCGCGTGCTGAACATATGAATTACCAATGCGATATGAAGCCATTGACCCGTCAAATGAAATGTCTGCCATTACGCGAAACGCTCCGGCGGTAAGCGCGTATTTGGTTATGAATACTTGCTTCTTTTCTTCGATGCTCATGCTGATGCTCTCCCGCTCCTGACTGATGCCAGGCGCTCGTTGAATAGGGTTGTGAGGGGGTTTACTTCGTTGTGGTTGTAGTTGGCTGGGCGACTCTTGCCGGTTACTCGTTTCTGTCCGGGATTGCACAGGTAGTATCGATATTTACCTGTTTCTCCCTCTCGCCTGAGAGTCCTGTCTGAAGCTAATTTGTTGAGCAGAGAAGCAAGAGACTTTCCTGGAATCTTCGTCGCCCAGATGATTTCAGTGAGATAACATCCGGGATGCTCTGCGATGTATTCGAGGGCTTTATCCGGCTGGCTTAGCTGTTTCATGCCGCCTCCCCGCGCAGTTCGCGCAAGTTCTCTTCCGTCAGTGTCATGTTGCCAACTTCACGGGTAAGAGCCTTTTCCATCTTCTCGACACATCCTCGGATACGGATCATCTGCGTCTCAGGAAACTGGCTGCGGCTCATTTCGGTGAGAGTGTTGAACAGGTTCCGGTTCTTCGCTTGCCGGGCTTTCACCTTCGCGCAGGCCCGGAGTGATTCGCCAATCTTGCGACCGTCAGCACGGGCTGCAGCGCGGCAGAGTTCAAGAGTAAGAAGCACTTCAGGGAACTCACGGTATTGTGAGTTCATGATGATTTGCATTGCGGTATTCATTAGTATCCACCCTTCTTGGCTTTGGGTTTTTCTTCTCGTTCAGCATTGCGACGACGGGCCTGCTCTTGGTCTACCGGATAGATAATCCCGTTGCGCTGATCCACATAAACAACCCCAGATTGCCCATGCCGGTTTAGCTTGAGAAGATATTCTGTCTCTGCCTGGTTCACGTTCTCGTCATAGGCTCCTTCGCGATAGATACCGAGCCAGTAATCACAGTCCTGCTCGATTTGCCCGGTATCTCTCGAATCGCTTGGTAGAGGGCGCTTGTTAGGTCTCCTCTCCAGATCTCTATTGAGCTGCGTCAGCAGAACGACCACGCAATTAAGCTCTTTCGCCAGATTCTTGAGGCCTTTTGTGATGATTCCGTAAGCAAGGTCATTCCTCTCAGCCTTCTCAGATTTCATGAGCGTGAGGTAGTCAACCAGTATCATCCCTACAGAGCCGCGCTCACGCTTGATACGGCGTGATTCAGCAATGATGTGGGTCAATGGCAGGCCTGGAGTGTCATCGATATACAGGTTCCCGTTCTGGGCTATCTCAAACCCCTTCGCTGATGCCAGGGAGAACTTGTTATCGTCGTAATCATTGAGGTAGAAAACCTTCGAGTTAACGCCGGAGTTCTGGCTGATGATGTTCTCTGCCAGTTGCACCCGCGGCATCTCAAGACTGAATGCCAGCGCCGGAAGATTTTCATTAAGAGCGCAATGGATCGCCATGCTGGTATACAGCGTGGTTTTCCCCATTTTTGGACGTGCACCGATGACAAACAGAGAACCTTTGACGATACGCTTCGGTTCCAGCATCGCATCAAGCGCCTCGATGCCAGAGGTTATGCCAATGGATGTTGGATCCTGTGCAAGGCGACCATCGACCACATCGAGCCACTCGCCAAAAACATCAGCAAAAGGCATCAGTCCGCCACGCTTTACCGTCTTGGCTTTCTCGTCGATCTGCATAGACAGAGACTGTACAGTTTCTATTTTTTGCTCAGTCGTCATGCCGGTGCGGGAGTACAGAATCTCCAGCATCTTATTGGCCTGGTTGATAGCCATGCGCTCAGTCGATTTGTCCTTCACTGAATTGGCGTAATGGATTACGTTTGCAGCGCTTGGTGTGTTCTTGGACAACTCTGCCAGGTAAGCGAACCCACCGACGTTCTCCAGCTCTCCAGAAGCCTCAATGACATCAGAAAGCGTCAGCAGGTCTAATGGCTTACCTTTTGCGTTCATATCGATCAGGAATTTGTAGATATTCCCATGCTGCCGGCTGTAGAACATATCAGGCTTGAGGAAGGAGAATACCCGCTGGATGTTATCGCCTTGGGCATCCAGCATGATTGATCCGAGGACTGCCTGCTCGGCTTCGTAGTTCATTGGTGGCAACTTGTAATCATCGGTCATCGTGGTCGCCCTCACGAACCTTCAGGTAGGTGTTGTCGTTCAGCAGGAAGTCAAATCCCTTCTTGTGCCACACGGTTCCGCGCTGATGATTTGGCCTTTCCTCAAACATCCACCGGCAGTTTGTAGCCACGTAGCTCAGGTAGGACTTCCAGTCTTCCAGAGTGAATCCATGACCATCCAGCTGACGGGTAATTACTCCAGCTTTCCGCCAGAAGGTTTGGATCTGGTTTTTACGCTTGTCATTCATCGCCCTGACCTTGGGCGCTTCCGGGATTATTTCGTGGTAGGCGTTAACGACATCCTGACAACTGAGGGACGGTTTTTTCTTTTCAGATTTTTTGGCTGCTACGGCACTCTCTTCTACGTTAGTAGAAGAGATATTATTAAATTCTTTATCTGTGGTAATTTGCTGGTAATCTGCTGGTACACTTACAGCCTCAGGCGTTGCCATTACTGGCTTGGCGCTGGTAATCTGCTGGTAATTCTCTGGTACAGAATTTGACTGATAATCGTCGTATTTCACGATAGTAAAAACTGAGAATTTACCGTAAGAAATCCAGTCCACCATTCCCAGCTTTTTGAACTTCCTCAGTAGGTACTGAACACGATCCGGCTTTAATCCAGTCTCAAAAGCCAGAGCGTTTCTTCCGCTAAGCAGTTGCCCTCGATTAACCAGTGTGTCACCGATATCAGTCAGAACTGATTCAGGTGCATGTTTGGCTTTCAGGATTAAGTGTACCCACAGGTGCGCCGCTTCAGGCTCTTTATAGAACGGCACATCCATGATTTTACGGTGCAGCAAGGCAAACCCCTTACCGCCTTGAATACGCGGTTGCTGGAGCCTTCTGGCCTCTCTGGCTTCGGCTAGGTTTGATACGTTACTCATGACCTTTTCTCCTTCTGCATCAGCTTCACTTTCTCCAACTCAGCCCGGAATCGACCAGGCTGCTTGAAGCTGGACAGGAAGCGATCACGTAGTATGTTTTTGTGTAATTTGTCCTGGAAAGGACTGAGTGGTTTTGTCATACTTGCTCCGTTACTTGGCGTAACACAGTGTGCTTAAGCGTCCAGACTGCTACCAACAGCTGGGCGCTTTTCATTTGTGAGGATCTCAGCTACCTGCTTTGCAAGTCTCGCCATGTCGTCATCTACGACACCCCACTCCAGTACCGCTAAGAGCATCGCCAGCTTAGGCAGCATGTTTTCTTTCCAGCGGGTAATGCCTGATTTATCCATTCCGATCGCTTTGGCCACGTTTGAGGCGCCTTTCAATGCAATCTGATTCAGGATCCAGGATTCGATTTTTCGAGCCTGAGTTTTGTTTCGGGTAGTTGTGTTATCCATTAGTTAAAATTCCTTTGTGTTGAATTAGTTAATGCGCATCCTTTGATGCGTAGTTGTTATCTCCACAAGGGCGGAGAGGATGAGCAGCGATGTTAAAGAGCGGTGTTGCTTAAGCGGCCTGCAGCTCAGGCCAGATACTGTTCCAGTCACTAGGATGAAGGTGCTTTCGAGTTACAGCTCCAGAGCTTTCCTTCTCAATCAGTACGCAGAGAGCTGCGCCTAATTCGTGGTTCTTACTCAGCGCCTTGCGGAGATAACCGATAGTGGTTCCACACTGGCTGGCAAATTCCTTTTGTTCATCCTGTGAAAGGCTATTGAGATAAAGCCTCAGTTCATTCATATCTCGGGTCCTTGTTTACCTTCACGAGATTTAGTTTACCCACAGGTAAGCAATAAATCAATACCCGCAGGTTATTTACCACAAGGTAAAGAGTCGTAAAAATGTTCGCCATGGACAAATATGAAAAAAGGCGCTTGCGCCTCATGCAGATACGCGACGAAATGTGCGGCGGTAAAGCCGTAGAAGTCGCGCGTAAAATTGAACGTGAGCCGTCTTACGTTTCCAGAATGCTCTATGAAGAGGGCAAGAATGGGCGTAAGCGTATCGCTGACGATATGGTTGAGATCATCGAGAAAGCCTTCTCTTTGCCGAGAGGTTGGATGGATGGGATTTCAGATGCTGGCCATGGCAACGTTGCTTATTCTGGCCAACACAAGGGAAGTAAGGAATTTCCATTGATAAGCTGGGTTAGCGCAGGGCAGTGGCTGGAGGCTGTTGAGCCTTACAAGCTGGAAGAGATCGAAGAGTGGCCTGAGACAACAGCTCATGCCGGTGAGAATTCTTTCTGGCTCACAGTCAAAGGAGATTCCATGACCTCTCCTGTTGGCTTCACGGTTCCGGAAGGAATGATAATCCTGGTTGACCCAAGCAAAGAGGCAAAGAGCGGAAAGCTGGTTGTTGCCAAGTTAGTGAATGACAATGAGGCAACATTCAAGATGTATGTAGAAGATGCTGGCCGTTGCTTCCTGAAGCCGCTCAACCCTCAGTACCCTATCACCGAGATCAACGGGAACTGCCAGATAATTGGCACTGTCATAGACGTTAAATGGCAAAAGATTCCTTAATCCATACCTAATAGCCCGCAACCGCGGGTTTTTTATACCCCAAACAAAAATAAATTACCTGATTTTTCAAGCGGGTAAACTTTTTCGTGCAAATACTTTACCCATAGGTATAGACAATGCCGTTACCTGTAGGTACATTTAACCCATCAGCAGGACGCAACACCGAGACAAGGAATGAAGTCTCAGCTCTTTAACATGATGGGGTAATTTCTCCCGCCCTTGTGGGAGGCCAAAGGAAGTTGCTTTGGGATTGGATGAATGAGCAGGCTGATGCTCGACCGATGTATTAACAGCGCTCATGGCAAGTCGTAACCAACCGGCGCCTCAAGACAGTGTCACTGGTGGTGCGGGCGCTCCAACCAGTAAGCCGGAGATCAGCACCGGCCATCCAATCACCAAAGCAACCACTGGAGGACGTATGACCAATTTAATCGCAAGCAACAGCGTTACACGGCGTTATCTGAAACGTGGCGAGCTGATGGCTAAACGACGCGCTGAAGCAGCTTCTGACGCTTCTCAGGAGAAACCAAAGCGCATGAGTAAGGTTGACCGGGCAATCCATACAGCCACTACGCTGTCGATGTTCGGGAAAGAAGAGAATTCCGGATCTGCATGTTTGCCTGAAGTTGCGTTGTACGCAGCTGGCCATCGAAAGAGCAAACAGGTCACAGCTCGGTAATTTGTTGCTACCCATTCGCAGAGTGGATAGCACCGAATCAATCAACAACCAAGGAGAGCATATGCGACGGCAAAGCAACACCACTCACAAATAATCGGTACTACATAAGCTTTCGAAAAGCCCGGCGATGTCGGGCTTTTTGGTGAGTGCTTTGGGCTGGCAGACGGTTATCAGCTAGTTGGTGAGGTAATGGCTCACCAAGGCGACGACGGCCTTCCCTGCTACTTGAAAGTGGGGAGCCAGCACCAAAGCATTTCACAGCGCGTTAATAACAACTTATTGAGGTGAGGCGTGAATAAGAAGTTGAAATTCTGGACCCCTGATAGCGGAGTGATTGGCGGAATAGTCTGCGGTTTCGTAATTGTATTCATCGGCCTGCTGCTTTTCCCGCCTCTCTTGAAGTTCATGACTTGGTGGCAATCGGTTTGGGGTGTTTAGCAGGTCGCTTAGGCGGCCTTTTTTGCGGGTAACTACAGAGGGTAAGGGTATGAAGTCGGAGATGACAAGTAGTGTGGAAGTTGATGTTAAACGTATCAGAACGCACATCAAGGTGTGCGACCGATTCAGTGCGCAGGTGATTGATGCTGATGGGAAGTTGCTTCGCAGCATTGAGGATGAATACGTTCCTAATTGCTTCCCGGGGCAGCATTACGGTGATTATCTGGAGCTTGATATCGATATCGAGACCGGGCAAATCCTTAACTGGAAAAAACCAACGCCAGAACAGCTAAGCCAGCTACTCGGCGAAGAAGACGACTAACCCGCTCCGGCGGGTTTTTTATTACCTCATACCTCACCGCATTTACGAGTGCGGTCAGTTATGAACCGGCGGCCATCCACCGCTACCCAAATTTTCTCGCTTATATGCGTTGAAGTCTTGTATTAACCGTTCAGCGGCCCGGCTTAAGGGCGGAGATGATTATGTCCAGACACTGTGAAAATTGCGGATGCGCAATCCGCTCCGGATATTG